TCTTCTTTGGTTGGCAGGCGATCATCAACTAGAACCCATGAGAGTTCGAGTAGCATCTTTTGCAGTTCATCAATGGTTTTCATATTCGGTATCTAACTATACGTCCGTTTTTGGTTGAGATGCAAGTGGGATTTTTCTTTTTGGTCTTTCACTCACAGGAACAGGAAATGCTGTTTGTGTCTTATTTATAATAAATGAAAGCGTCCCTTTGCTGCTCAATCCAAACTCAATCATGGTTTTATTGAATCCATTCTCTTTATAGTATTCAATAATTTTTACATGATCGTGTTTCATGGCATGCCTAGAAGTTGCAAATGCGTGAGCATGTCTAGCTTCAGCAGGTCGATCCATCATGTTTTGTGATGATGTTCCAGGTATGATATTATCAATGTGATTATTCAATGAGTTTCCATCTAGGTGGCGGCATACGATATTAGGCTGGTAGATTTCATCGCCAAATTTAAACCAAGCATTGAAGCGGTGAACAAGGCACTTACAACGCTTTGTTTTTGGGCCGAATGAAAACACTCGATAACCATTACTTAGTGATTGACCAACAATCGAACCGTCTGGTTTTGTGATTGTTTTGCCATCAGGTGTTATGCGGAATCCCATGTTGGCAGCTAATTCCTCATTTCTGTTTGGTGTATAGAATGGTTTTTTCATATTACTCATTTTCTCTTGCTGGATCAAAGCGGAAGAACCTTCCATTAAGGGTTGCCTTAACGATTTTCAGCCTCTCTCCATTTCTGTTCTTCTTGATAAACAGGTTCCTCTCGTAATTCGGCTCATCCTCCTTCTTTTTCTCCCATGCCTTTGCCTGCTTTTCAAAAGGCTTTTGGATGATTATCAAATTGTCTGAATCTTGCTCGATGGCTCGCGACTCACGCACCTTTCCATCCTCATTAAGCTGTGACGGCATGATGATGTGAGCGCCAGTCATTTTAGCACACTGCTTGGCTGTGGCCGTGATATGGGCAACTTCTCGCTCACGGTTTCCGCCATTGGTTTTAGATGTCAGGCAGAGTTGAATGTAATCAATGGAGGCCACCAATTTCTGCCCCTGCTTCAATCGCTTTGAGCGCCTAGCGATGTCTCGGCAGATTTGTTCAATGGTCTTGCCAGCTACATCCACGATGGAAATCGGCCACTTGGATAGGCGCATCGTTTTGACGCCAATGCTTTGATGTTCAACACGAGTCAGCATCCCATGTTTCAAATTACTAGAATCAATACCGGCTTGTGAGCAAATCAACCTTCCAGCCTCTTCCGTGTCTCGCATCTCGTAGGTGTAAATCACGCCAACATGATCCTGAAGGCATGCGGATTCCACAAATTGACGAGCAAGGCAGCTTTTGCCGTCACTGGATTCACCAGCGATAACCGTTAGACGCCCATCCTCTAACCCACCAAGGTATTTATCGAAACCAGCAAACCCGGTAGAGATGCCTGGAATCTTGCCTGGATTGGCGCAACGCTCCTCAATTCCATTCAAAACGTCTGTTAAAAGCTCTCCAATTTGACGACATGGCAAATCTGCGCTGGAATCATCGTTTACAGCCTCACAGACGAGCTTGGTGACGTGCTGGATGGCATCAGTAGCGGAAACGCCATCGGCCTCTTGAAACGCCTGCAAATGGGCAATTCCAGCAGCCATAGCACCGATCATCTGGCGGAACGCAAATTTGTCCCGCAAAATGGTTAGGTAATACTGATAATTTGAAGCAGACGGAATCAGTGTGAAAAGCTCACTGATGAACGCAGGTCCACCAACGATAGTCAGCTTATTCGCATTTCTGAGAGCATGAGTGAGTGAGATTTGATCAATCGGCTTACCTGCTGCGAATAGACCGATAATTGTTGTGAGGATGATGCGATTTGCCTCATGATACATGATCTCGGCATGAGGCGCTTCATCACACAGCGATGGTCGTTGCAGCAAACATGAGAGAAGTGCTTGCTCCGTGTCATCGTCGTACGGAAGCTGTTTGTTGAGAGAGGCTAGAAGATCCTCGGTTGTGGGTGGTTGTGTCATTGTTGTTTCTGAGCCTCCACGATAATCTTCGGCCAATTTTGGCAAAAGTCGAAAATTGTAGATGCCCTAACAAAAGCTGGGCAAAACTTGTCTTTTGATCGCTCCCAGCACCAAGAAACAATGTGGATCAGTTCTTGGATGTCTTTATCGCAGATGCGGAGGAATCCTTGAAGCTGCTTGGCATCCTTTGGCTGGAAATAGTACTTTTCACCAAATGTCTTGATGTAGCCATCTGAATAGGCGGTGATGAATGGATGGAATCTGGGGTCTGCCGGAAGTGGAGGTCTGCCGCGCCTTTTGGGTATCGGCATTGAAGAATTAAGCCTCAAAACCTCTCCGGCATTTATTGCCGGTAATGGTGTATTCTCTGATGTACTCTCTGTACATATAGTAGTTTGGCTAAAACAGCCTTCCAAGTTTGGCGTTTTTGTGCATTCCAGTATGGCGCTTTCCGCCATACTGAGGGAATTAATTTTGGCAATATATGTCAGTTTAGCCTCTAAAGCACTCAAGTTGAGACGATAATAAAGCTGCGCTGGAATCCCAATTAATTTCTCCTCCCAGCAACCTAAATCCTTGAGATTTCTCCTAGCACTCTCCTGCTCACGTCGAGAGAGACACGTCTCCTCTTCCCACTCTGCTTGAGTTTTATAAAACCATCCACCAGGGTCTTTTGTTCGACTGCTCCAGTAAAATGCCTGACTAAGCATCACACCAGCATTGACTGATCCTGCCATTTTTGCAAAAATTCGGTGGTACGCAATTGGCCTGTCTAAAAGTTGGATAAAAAGAGATTGATTCATAAAAACAAAAAGGCCGCTCAGGTTGCTCCCCCGGTTGCGGCCCGGTTTTACCCGGCGAGGAAGCGGCCTGAACGGCCAATGATTGATAAAGCATCTGGTTCTATATGGACGCAACTCCCAAGAACTTCGACACACCAACGCTACTGCATCAAAATACCCAGTCAACAAAAACTACCCAATCGCGGCCAGTTCTTCGTGCTGTGCCAACACATTCTGCACATAGGAAGAGTCATCAACTCCAGCTTCGAGCAGGCAATTGTAAAGCCTATCTGCATCCTTGCGCGATTCGACCAGCTTACCACGCCATATATCCTCGATGCGGATCAGTTGCGCCTGATAGCTCTCCTGGCGCTCCTGAAGGCGTTGGTTTAACTCGGTGATCACCTCAGCTATTTTGAGGCATTTAAGCTCCAATTCGGCAGATTTCGTGATAAGACTGTTCCGTTCTAGTACAATTTTGCGGGCAAATTCTGTAGAAACCATGTATTTTTGAGAGAAAGCCATTTTCTCAGCCGCATCTGTCTCTGGTGTATTCATATTATTGTAATTCTAACGTATAAACTAAAACTCACTGGTTGCCGCTCTTAACCTTAACACGCTCAAGTCCGCGTCCTGACATCTTCCAGCCTGGGTTTTCAGCATGCCAACGCTCGCTGACAACGTAATGGTTTTTACCCATCGGCCACCAATCAAGCATATCCTTTAAGTCGCCCTCAAGCATTTCGTTTTTCATGTCATCCCATTGCTCGCCAAGCAGCTTTAGACGCTCTTGCATGAGCTTGATTTCCTTTAGAGTGCTCCAATAGCTTAACATCGTCTGTCCTAGTGGCGTAGAACATGGGTCAGCACATTCAGTGACGCGCACATGTGGAATAGCCATCATTTTAGCAGCGAATACCGCTCGCTCGTTGTCTCGCGTAGCTTTGACGTTTTCGTCTGAGTCTGGATTTTGTCGGAACGATGTCATATTCATTTATTGATAAAGTGTGCGTCGATCTCTGCTGCAATGCCCTCAACCATGTCGTCCAAAGTATCGACAGCACATTCCCAGACTGCATCGCGCGTAAGTGGGTCGTAACTGGCGATTTGAATGGCTAGCAGGTGAATGAGGACTTGGGTAGTCTCGTCCTTGGATGCTTTAGTGCCGTTAAGAGTGCGAGCCAGTTGATTGTGAAGTCGGCACTCTGCCGATGGTTGTTTTGAGTTGGGCATTAATGGTAAACCTCAATAATCACTTTTTCTTCTTCGCCTTTTTCTGCCTTGCGTTGGATTGTCTCAATTTTTGTTTTGCTTGCTTCGTCGCCAGATATGATTCCAGCGTATCTGCATAAATCGACATGGTATTTTTCGCACAAATTGTCTTCGTCGATAAGTCGTTTGCGGACGCTCGTAACACGGACAAGAATTCTTTGGCTAGTTGATCCTTGAACTTTTTTCTTGCCCAATGGTGCATCCCTAGAATCTCGTTCCATGATGGTAACTTGCTTGGAATTGTAAGCGAGCAGATCGGGACTGGCATTTGGGAAATGTCGCAAGATTCCATGGTAATTTAGAGTCACATTATCCATCCATTTCTAGTTCCATCACGCGAATCCTAGCCCACTCAATCCACTCGGATTCAGCTTTGCTGATTTCCTCTTTGCACGAGTGATAGACGATTGCGTCGTCAAACATTGCGATCTTTTCTTTGTTTGGATTCATACGTCGATCTCGTCTGTATTGAAATAATTACGCACATTGCTGCTTGGGTATGCAGCACTGAGCAATGGAAACACCAAGTCCATAATTGTGGCTCGGCATGTCATGTCATCATCTGGAATCTCAATCGAGATCGTTGGTGATGGTATGCCCTCTCGCGGAGGATTGATTGTTGGTTCAAGAGTAAGTTTCATATAAAAAGTGTGGCCGATATTTTAACCCTCGGCCAACGGGCTTGTTGATTTAGGTTACCAGGGAATAGTTTCGTCGGGTTCGTTATCCTGCATCAGTGGGTGCTGCTTAGCTGGGACAGCAGTTCTTGGTGCGGACTGAGAGCCACCTTTTTGCGGCATCCATTTTCCATTACCAGCTATGATTGCTTTTTCTCCAGCATCACGAGCCTCTTTATTTGGTGACTGTTTGAGTGTGTGAGTATCTCCGTAAGGTGATTCACGATCATTTTCGTAAAGCACAAGGTCAACGTAAGTGCCCTTAGCTCCTTTGAAAAACCACTCTTTTTTGAGCTTGGTTACGTCTAGTTTAATGATGATTGGTGTTGCCATATTGTTTTTGTTATTTTAACCAGCGTTTTTGCTCCCAGATTGGTACATCTAGTGAGATAATTCCCTT